ATACTGGTATTAACTATAATACTGCAAATATTGGATATAATAACGGTACATTATATAAAATTGCAATTATTGGAAACCCTAATGCTGGTGGAGCAGACGCATACAGATCAATAATGTATGGTTATATTATAGTAAATACGGGTTATGACGGATCAAATGTTAAAACATATATTACTTATCAACAAACCGTTAACGCTAATGCACCTAATGTAGGTCCGTTAACAGTTAGTGTTGTTTTTTGGAATGGTACAACTGAAAGTTCTAATATTGATCCATATACAGCTAACGTTCAAATTAGAGTTAAAGTAACTGGGTATAATTCATCTTATATTGGTGCATATCAACAAGTAAGAATAACAAAAGTATTACAATAAATAAAATAATATGAAACAAATACAACCTATTCAAATTTGGGTAAACGGCGCACAACAAACAGCTAGCCTATTTAACCTAATTATCATTAATGACAATTTATTAAACAGCGCGACGTTTTACTGGCAGTTATTAGACGCGGACGCTTCTAAACTAGCAGACGGTAATTTAACAATAGGGGAGCCTGACTATGACGTTTGGGGATCCAGCGCAGATATTAACTTGGCAGCGTACCAGTGGGCCGCAACGCAGCTTAACATCACACTAGCTTAACTAATCTTTAAAATACAAAACCAATGGAAACAAAACAAGCACTTGCAATCATCAAACAAATTTTAGACGCAGCTAGCAAAAGCGGTTTATTTGAAAACTTAACGGCAGCTATGACAGCGGCCGACGCTTACAATGCAATAGCGCGTGAAATATTAAAGGAAGAAAATGGCGACGGATCTGTTATTTAGTATTTGTATTTTTATTGCCGCTGGCGGTGGGTTTTATTTTACAACTAAAAATAGGTTGGATAAAATTGAACGTGATCTAGCCAGGCACAACAATACCAATACAGAAATATTGGATAGGCTGGCGCGCATTGAAACAAAACTTGATTTTTTTACAAAAAAATAAAAAGATATGTTTAAAAACTGGAAAACAAGCCTATTTGGCCTAGGTGCCGTAATTACTGGGGTTGCAACAGTATTAAAAGGCGACGTGCCAACTGGTATTACAGCCATATTAAGCGGCCTAGGTTTATTTGCAGCAAAAGACAGCGACATTAATTTAAATAACCGTCCATAATGACTAGCCAAACCAAAAAAATATTGGTGGTTACTGTTGTGGCGTTAATCTTATTAAGTAGTACAATGGCAGTAGGAGCAAAGGCCGAGGAATTGATAAAAAGATTTGAAGCCGACGACATCAATAAGTATTTGAGGGCTTATATTGATCCAGTGGGAATACCCACAATAGGTTACGGATCTACCTATAATTACGACGCAAAGCGTAAAGTACAACTAGGTGATAGTATCACCCAGGAAAAGGCTGTTGAATGGTTAAGGAAGGAAACAAAGTCAATAGTGCCAAAGATCAAAGCACTGGTTAAGGTACCTATTAACCAAAACCAGCTGGATAGTTTAACTAGCTTTGTGTATAACGTAGGTATCGGCGCATTTCAATCTAGCACGCTTTTAAGGTTACTTAATATCGGCGCACCAAAGGAAGAAGTGGCGGCCCAGTTTGATCGCTGGAATAAAGGCACTGTAAACGGCCAAAAAGTAGTTTTACCTGGCCTAGTAAGGCGCAGAAGTGAGGAAAAAGCACTATTTTTAGCATAAGCAAGCAAGTTGGTTAGATAAATTTCAATGGTCTAGTACAAAAAAGCGGCCTGGTATTTCTATACTGGGCCTTTTTTATGCCCCTATAAAAATAAATTTGGTGGTTTAAACGTTTTTACTATAATTTTACCAAAGACAAACAAAACCCTAATATATGCAACTCAAAACCGACAGTAAGATCCTGGGCGAAATAGCCAGCTTACAACACAAAATTTTGCGCCTAGAAGCATTACGCGCACTATCACCGTACGAACAATGTACATTTTTTTTCTATTCTAGTTCTGGTAAGTTTTTATCGTTAAATGAAAACGATTTGCCCTTCGATCTTTGTTTTGAAATAAGGATCCTAATAGACGCGGCACTGGAACATTACCAGCACGAAATTAAACGACTAGAAAACAGTTTTCAATGCGACGCAAACTAATTAGATTAGCTGCAATAATATTTTTTATTGCAGTAAGCGTACCAGTATGTATATTAACCTACACTGGCGCCTTTATACTTTTTTACCTATTTAAAATTTATCACTTATTAAAACCAACAAAATGAACGAGTATTTAAAAGATCTAGCCGACGGCTTCGGATCAATGAACAAAGTGGAAAACAAAAAAAATGAAAAGCAACCCGACTACCAGGGCTACTTTAAGGCAGATGGCAAATTATTTGAAATTGCTGGCTGGGTAAAGATTAGCAAAGCTAACAACAAGTACCTATCTATTGCAGTAAAGGAATTTACAGAAAAACAACCTAACAACGAACTTTAAAAACTAGACAAATGAAAATTGATAAAAATGCCCCAGCTTTTCCAGTTATGCCAGTCCAGGATCAATTCGGCCGCTTAGTCGCACCGATACCAGGCCTAACAAAATACGAACACGTTTTGTTGCAGATCCTTTGCGCAAAAGAAAGCCAAAACAATCATAGTAAAATAGGACTGTCAACACTTTTAAGAGAATGTGAAACACTAGCAAACGAATATTTTTTAACCCTAGAAAAAATAGAAAATGAAAAAGAAGCTAACCCAGTTATTTCAATTAACTAACAACCAGCAAGCTGTAATAGCCCTAATTATTGCAGCTGTATTAACCGCTTTTTTACAAAGGATCTAATGACAGACGGACAAAACAAATTAACGTTAGAAGAAAAACTTGCAGCTAGAAAATTCAAACCTGATTATATCCCCCCACAAAGCCAGGTCGTATTCACCGTACAATCAAAACCCATCGGCGTTTTGCAGAATTTTATAGTGATTTCGGGGTTGCCAAAAACCGCGAAAAGTACGATATTATCGGCCGCAATAGCTAGCGCCTTCCAACCAGGTGAAGTATTTTCAATGAAATTTACTTTTCCAGAAGGAAGGCGCAAAATTGCGTACTTTGATACTGAAAGCAGCGACTATGATTTTTACAGACAAGTTAACAGAATAAAGCATTTTGCCAATTTAAATAATTTACCGCCCTGGTGCGACTGTTTTACAGTGCGCGAGGACGGCCCTGGCGAAATAAGGGCCTTAATCGTTAATTATTTAGAAAATAACCCTGACTGCCCGATCATAATTATTGACGGCCTTTTGGATCTTATTTTTGACTATAACAGCGAAATAGAAAGCCGAAAGCTAGTTAACTGGTTTAAACGTCTAACAAAGGTTTACAACTGTTTATTTGTGGGCGTACTTCACCAGGGCAAAGGCCTGGGCGCCCAGACATTAGGCCACTTAGGATCTAATTGTGATCGTTGGGCTAGTAGCACCTTAGAAATGGTAAAAGACAAAGACAAAAAGACCTTTACATTACAGCCTAGGTTTTTAAGATCTAGTGAAGATTTTGAGCCAGTAGTGCTTATGAATATTGGCGGCAACTGGCAGCAAATATCTATTGAAGGTGAAAGCAAAAAGGAAGAAAATAAAAACCCAAAACAATTTACAGAACTTTACCACAAAAGTTTGATAAACGTACTTGTATTTCACCCAATAAGCTACAAAGATTTAATAGCAGACATACAAGAACAACACGCAAAAGGTACTAACTGGGCTAAGCAATTATGCAAAATATGGATAGACAAAAAATTTATTTACAAAAACGAAGCAAACCTATATGAAAAAAGATACTAAACGCTTCATAGCTTATATGTTAATGAACAAACATTTTAAGCTAGTAAAGAAGGGCGCCAACTGGCGCATAGAATACAACGGCGTTTTATTACAACCAGACGACATTGAATTTTTAAAGTTAATTGCAAAAAAAAGCGGCCAAAAATTTGACCGCCTGGACAAAACAGTTAACCCTAATTAACCGCTTATTTTCCTTTCACGACAAAGATATATAAAAATGGAATATTATACAGCAATTATTTTTTTTGAGGATCACAAAGAAATAACACCAAAAAAATATCGGAATATTAACCGCGTAGAAAATTTTATTGAGTTTGCCCGAAAAGTTGGCGGACATTATGTAAATTTATACGAGAAACGTACGAAAAAATTTTATTGCCGCGTCTGGTTGAACAATTAAAATAAAGACAGCAACCCAGCACGCCGCCAAAATACCAGCCTAGCGCTGGTTTTTTTGTGCCTGGTATGTATCGCTTAAAAAGTGGTTTAAATTAAAGGTGAAAAGAAAATAATTTAAACTGGTTTAAGTGGTTTAAAATAGGTGGTTTAATTTTTATCTTTGCTAGCCCAGGCGTACGCAAAGATAATAAATTTTAAACTAAAAGTTTAACCAACGCACACTATTTTTAAAAAAAAGTTTTTTGTTTGAAAATCGAACAAATTTTCGTACCTTTGTAAGGTATGGCAGCAAAAAAATGGCTGGCGGCCCTAGTGGGTGCAGCAGCAGTTTACTGGGTTTACAGCAAGTATCGCTTTTCTCAGGGCGTTAGCTTTGTAATTTCTAGGGTTGGCCTGGGTGGATCATTTTTAGATCCACAAATCAATATCGAGGTAACAATTTACAACCCAACAGCATTTAGAACAGAATTAAGAAATTTAAGGGCGCAGCTATATTTGGCAAGCGGGTTAAAGGTGGCTGATGTGTTTTACAACAATAGAACGGTAATTTTAGCCAATAGCCAGGCAGTTTTGCCGCTGGTGGCTGTAACTACCTTAGAAGGTGCAATAACTTCAATTCGTGAACTTATTAGGAGTAAAAAAGCTGATTTTCGCCTAGCTGGTACGGCCCAGGTGGACGGCGTTTTATTACCTTTTGACATAAAATACAGTTTTAATGGTTTCTAGAAGCGCAGTTTTAGAAAAACTGGCGCCTTTTAATAACTTTAAAAAGGTAGTTAGTACGGATCAAACAGTTACCGACATAATAGACGGTATTGTTAGCACACACTATCAATACCAGGACGAATACGACAAAATAAGCCAATATTTTGTTGGTGAAAGTGAACTGGAAACGGCGCGAAATATTTTTAACTTCTTAA